GGTCTACACCCACGTGGAATGGGACTACACCAAGGGGAAGGTCCACTGGTGTCAGGAATGCAAGGGGGAGGAGATTGACGGACAGGACACGGAGGTCGATATCGAAATCTCCCCATGGATGCCGCTGCGGGCGACGAGGATCGAAAGCTGCGACTACGGCCCCGGCTACATCGAAGCCCGTTGCCTGGCCGCACTGCAAACCGCCGAATCCCTTAGCCAGGCCGTAACCGAGGGGGCGATGATCGCCGCCGAAAGCAAGAACGTGGTCCGCCCTGGCGGGGTCACAAGCATCAAGGACCTGGTGGCCTGCCGCAACGGCGGCTATGTGGTTGGCCATCCAGACGACGTGAAGGAGCTGGGATCTGATGGCCGCAGGGGGCAGGGCCTCGTGGTGGCAGAAGCCCGCCTGCAACGGGTGGAGGCCACCCTGAAACGGGCCTTCATGATGTCGGACGTCAGGGATTCGGAGCGCACCACCGCCGAAGAGGTGCGGATGGTTGCGCAGCGGATGGACGAGGGACAGGTCGGGGTCTATTCCGTCTTGACGACCGAGTTTCAAAATCCGTACATCACCCGGAAGCTGCATGTTCTGACCAAGCAGGGAAAGATCCAGCTGCCCAAGGACTTGGTAAAGCCAGTGGTGAGCGTTGGCCTGGCAGCAGTTGGCCGGGGCAACGATCTGGAAAAGATGATGAGGTTTCTGCAGGGCCTGGATGCGCTGGGCAAGATCGTTGGCCCCCAGGAGATCACGGCCCGCATCGACGTGAGCGACGCCATTACCCGGCTCAGCAACGGGCTGGGCATCGAGTCGATCGACCTGGTGCTGCCCGAGCAGAAGGTGGCCGAGATCAAGGCCCAGCAGCAGCAGGCAGCGCAGCAGCAGCAGCTGATGCAGTCCCCCATGGCGGACCCGGCAAAGCTGGCCACCGCCGCGGCTACGGCCCAGCAGATGCAGCAGGACCCGGGCGAATCCCCGCCCCCTCAATAACCCACTGAGCCATGAGCACCACCCAAGAACAGCTCCTCAACCTGGTGCGCCCGGGCGAAGAGGATCGCCTCACTGCCGCGCTGGACGAGATCGAGGCAGAAGGCAGCCAGCCGACCAGCGAGGCATGGGATCTGTCCCACCCCCTCGATCGCATGCTGGCGGCCGAGGAGCGAGCGGAGCAGAAGCAGGCCACCCCTCCCCGGCGACCCACCACCCCAGCGCCGGCCGAGGGCGAGGACGCCGACGACCCGCTAGCCGATCTGCTGAGCCCAGCGGATGACAGCGCCGACGCCACCGACGACAACCAGGCCACCGACGACGAGATTCCGGAGGAGTACCGGGGCAAGTCGCTGAAGGAGGTGATCGCACTGGCAGAGGCCAAGGCCAAGGCGCCCACCGCCGGGAACACGCTTCCCCCGGAGGCCTACACCCCCGAGCTGGGCAAGGCGCTCTACGGCGAGACCTTGGCCGGCCTGTTCACCGCCGCCGAAGTGAACCCCCTGCAGCTCGATGCAACCCTGCGGGCCGGGGGCGACGTGAGCCAGCAGGTGGAGGCACTGGCCACCAAGGCAGGCCTACCCAAGGCCGTGGTGGAGACCTACATCGACGGGATCAGGGCCTCCTCTCCGGCCGCCGCCCCCCAGTTGAGCGCGGAAGATGGCGCGGCCATCCGGCAATCGGTCGGAGGCGATGACAAGTTTCGGGCGCTGAGTGGCTGGGCGCTTGCCAACCTAAGCAAGGGAGAGCTGGCCGGCTACAACGCCGCCATCGACTCCGGCAACAAGGAGCTAGCCGCCTTTGCGGTGAAGGCGATCCAGACCAGGGCGGCGGCAGCCGATGGCGCGCCACGGCCTCGCAGCGAGCCGCAGCTGGCCAGGGGTGGGCGTGGCCAGGCCCCGATGCGGTTCGCCTCGCAGGAGCAACAGAACGCGGCCGTCGATCGACGCAATGCCCAGGGCGAGCGGCTGATGCACGTCGATCCCGTTTATGCCAAGCGGGTGAAAGCGGCGATTGCTAACTCGCCGGATTGGGCCTGAAGATGTAGCATCGGCGCAACGACTGCTGCACCTGTGTAGTGCTGGCCTCCCTGCGGGAGGGGTCAGCACACCTCCCACCGGTCAAGTCAGGCGTTACAGCTACAGCGTCTTTGCATCGTTTGGCCCTCTACGGGGGAATCGCTGAACACAGGTTGCAAGAAGCCACGGGCAAACAACCCAAACGCTTTTTGCAGCCATGGCGATCAATGATGCCTTGCTGGCCAGACTTGGCCAGATCCAGGGGGCGGGCACGGTCGATACCGTGTTCCAGAAACTGGGACAATCCGAGATCCTGAACGCGCTGAAGCGCAACACGGTCTTCAAGAACCTGGTGAAGACCAGGAACATCAAGGGTGGAAAGAGTTTCGACTTTCAGGTGACCGGTCGCGCTGCCGCGTCCTACGTGACGCCCGGTGTGCCGTTGCTTGGCGGTTTGGCCAGCAACTCCCCTAGTGACATCAACGTCAAGAACATCGCCGTCGATGGCCTCATGGCTGCCGACCAGGCGATCCTCGACCTTGATCAGCTGATGAACTATGCCGATGTGGCCTCCGAGTTCTTCGAGCAGCTGGGCATCGCCCTGGCCTGGGAGACCGACAAACGCATCGCTCGAATCCTCTTCGCCGGAGCCAGCAACAGCTCTGAGCCCCTTGCCCGCTCGATCAACACTGGTCGGACCGGTTACAAGAAGACTTTGACGGCTGGCTATGCGACGGCTTCCAAGTCGGCCAAGGGCGACGAGCTGGTAAGCGCCATTGGCGATGCCGTGACCCAGTTCCGCAAGAAGGACGTCGATCCCTCCACCTTGGTCTGCGTGTTGCCCCCGGATGAGTACGACTTCCTCACGGAAGGGACCAAGCCGATCAACAGCGACTACAACAACGGATCCGCCGGCCCGAGCAACGGCACCATCGCCAATGGCATGGTCTACCGGGTGAAGGGTATCCCCATCATGTGGTCCAACCACGTGGTGCAACCCTCCTACACACTGAACACCTACGACAAGAACAGCGACTACGCCCAGGACTTGTCCAAGTGCAAGGGACTGATCTTCAGCAAGGAGGCCGTCGGCATGCTCACTTTGCGGGCGCCCAAGCTCCAGATGACGTCCCCCGACGGCGACTTCAACATCCAATACCAATCCACCCTGGCTGTGGCCACGCAGTCGATCGGCGTCGGCCGACTGCGGGATGAATGCGCTGCGGCGATCGTGATCCCCTAAGTTCTGATCGGACGGAGCGACTTGGCCCTCGGCTTGCCGGGGGCCTTTTTCATGGCAGCCGATAGCATGTGCTCTACAGCGCTGGATCGCTCATGGGCCTGGCTAACCAGTCAGCAACGCCAGGCCGCACCACCCTGCTGGATGCCGTCAATATCCTGCTGGCCGTGATCGGCGAGGCCCCGGTCAACGGCCTCGATGACCCGGTGATGACCGAATCGAGCATCGCCGAGCGGACCCTGCTGGAGTTTCACAAGCAGGAGCAGACCAGGGGGTGGAGCTGGAATAGCGAGCAGGACTACCCCTTCACCGTGGCGGTAGACGGGACCATCACCGTGCCGTCGAACCTGACCCGCTTTGCCCCCGATCCATTTCAGTGGGATGGGCGCTTCATCCTTCGGGGGCAGCGGGTCTACGACCGGATCAATCGCACCTTCGTGCTGACTGGCGCCGCCGTCACTCAGCTCACCGCCGACGTGGTTTGGATGCTGCCCTGGGACGACTGCCCGGAGACCTTCAACCGGTACATCAGCATCCTGGGCGCCAGGTCCTTCGCCAACCGTTTCCTCGGGTCGGATTCGATCGAGCGCTACACCCAGCAGGACTTGATGATGGCCCGGGCCGAACTGGATCGGAACGAGCTGCAGCAGCTCCAGCCCAACAGTCTGAGCGGCCAGCGCGGCGTGCTGCCGTTTGGCACCTTCAACCCTGCGGCCGGACTGGCGGGCCGCAACAGCCGGAGTGCATTCGACTGATGGCCGAGCTCTTCACCTCCACGATTCCGAACCTGATCCAGGGGGTCAGCCAGCAGCCGGACGCGCAGCGGGACCCCACCCAGGCGGAGCTGCAGATCAACGGGGTCAGCAGCTCCGCCGAGGGCCTGCGCAAACGGGATCCCACGCAGACCCTGGCCAAGGTGAGCTCCACCAGCCTGGGCGATGTGTTTGTCCACGCGATCCTGCGCGACCGCACCGAGCGGTATCTGGCGGTGATCAGCAGCAGCACCGCGAAGGTCTTCGACCTGGACGGCGTGGCGCAGACCGTCAGCGCCCCCAGCGGCTACGGCTACCTCTCCGGCGTGACGGATGCGAAGCGGCAGATCCGATGCGGCACCGTGGCCGACTACACCTTCGTCGCCAGTGCGCTCAAGGTGGTGGCGATGGACTCGGCGGTGGCCCCAGCGGTGGCCAGGCCGGCGGCCAATGAAGCCCTGGTGTGGGTCCGCGCCGCCAACTACGGCCAGTCCTACAAGGTGAACCTGAACGGCACCCTGGCCACGGTGACGACCACGACGACGGCCGGCACGGCAATCAGCACAGCAGACATTGCCGACCAGATCAAGACGGCCCTAGCCGGCGTGTCCGGCGTCTCGATTGCCCGGGCCGGATCGGTGCTGCATTTCACCAGCGCCAGCACGATCACGATCAGCGCCACCGACGCCAGGGCCAACGCGGACATCACCGCGATTACCGGTTCGGTGCAGTCATTCACGAGCCTGCCGACGATTGCGCCCCAGGGCTACCAAGTGGAGGTGACGGGCGACCCTTCGAGCAACTTCGACGGCTATTACGTGAAGTTCGTCCCACGCACCGGCACCGGCACCTTTGGCGAGGGCGCATGGGAGGAGACCGTGGCGCCGGGTGCGCAATACAAGCTCGATCCCACCACCATGCCGCAGGTACTGGTGCGGCTGCCGGCGGGCACGTGGTACTTCGGGCCCCTCAACGGTGCAGCGCTAACGGGCCTGACGCTGCCGACCTGGGGCCAGCGGGTGGCAGGCGACAGCGAGTCAGCACCGGACCCGAGCTTCGTGGGGCAAAGCGTGAGCGACATCTTCGTTCATCGCGGACGGCTTGGGATCCTGGCCGACGAGAAGCGGATTTTCAGTCGGGCGAAGGACTTTTTCGCCTTCTTCCCGGAAACCGTGACAACGGTTCTGGACAGCGATCCGATCGACAAGACCGCCAGCAGTTCCAGGGTGAGCGTGCTGCGGTATGCGGTGCCGTTCCAGGGTGAAATGCTCCTATTCAGCGATGATTATCAGTTCAGGTCTTATGCAACTGATGCCTCGCTAACCCCGACCACAGATGCAATTACGATCCTAACAGGATATGAAATCGATACAGCTGTGCGGCCAGTCCAGATGGGCGGCTCGGTTGTGTTCTGTCAGTCCAACGGGGATTGGAGCCAGCTGCGGCAATTCTCCGTGCGCGGCGCCGGCACTGCGCTGGTGGGCGATGCGGAAAGCATCACCGATCACGTAAGTAGCTACATCCCGTCTGGGATCTTTCAGCTTGCGGCAAACGATACGGGCAATTCGCTGTACTGCATCAGCAGCAAAAGCGGCTATGCGAACAGGATCTATACCTACAAATACTTCTACCGAAATGGCGGCAGCGGGATAGAGCGAGCACAGTCCAGCTGGAGCTACTGGGATCTCCCTGGGGCCGACAGCATCCTTTCGATCGTGGCGATCCAGGAGATGCTTTACCTCCTGGTCCAGCGTGGCGGCGAGGTCTTCTTGGAGAAGATGCCGGTGCTCGATCGGCAGTCGACCGCCGTCGGGCCGTACCCATTGCTGCTTGATCGCTGGGTTAGCACCACCACGGCAAGCCCGGCGGCCATGCGAGTGTCCGCTGGGGCCTACGACTCCGTGACGAAGGCGACGACCTGGACCCTGCCGTTCACCATCAGGGCCACAACCCAGGCATGGTCCGCCTACCAGTCGGGCTACCAGGGCGGAGTGCTGCTGGGGTCCGCCAGCAGCGGCAACACGATCACGGCTCGCGGGGACTGGTCGGCAGCGCAGGTCTACTTTGGCGAGACCTACAGTTTTCGCTATCGGCCATCGCGGTTCAAGGCGATGCGGACCCAGGGTGGCGGGCAGGTGGCCAGTAACACGCTGCGGGCCCAGATCCGTCAGGCACGACTGCGCTACCACGAAACCGGCTGGTTTCAGGTGCGGGTCAAGCCCAGCGGGAACCGCGACGAGGCGGTTTACACATTCCCGGGCAGCACGGTGGGCCTGCTGCAGGGTGTGGATCAGGGGCAGGCGGGAGTGTTCCCGATCCCGATCTTCGGCCGGGGGGAGGACAACACCATCACGATCGAGAACGACACGGCGCACCCGTGCAAATTCGCGTCGCTGGAGTGGACCGGACTGGTCACCGGCAAGGGCCGGGCGGTGCAGCAATGAGATGGGCCCACGCGACCAGCGATGTGGTGGACTTCATCGGCTACAACCTGCGGGAAGCGGACCGCCTCGAGGTGTGGCTGAGCGACCGCCTGGGCCCGCTTGAGGCCGTGCGGCAGAGCTGGCAAGCCAGCCTCGACCGCGAATGCCATGCCGTGATTGACGACGGCGACGTGCCAGTGGCGCTGTGCGGTATCGCCGAGGGCGGCGTGATCTGGATGCTTTGCACGGATGGACTGCTCGCCACTGCTGCCAACCGGCGGCAGTTCATCCGGGAGGGGAAGGGCTGGGTGGATCGCTGCCTCCAGCGCTATGGTCCGCTCAGGAACTGGGTTTACGCCAAGAACATGGGCTCGATTCGGTGGCTGAAATCGCTGGGGTTCACGGTTCACCCGCCAGCCCCATTCGGCCCCAGCTGCGCCCTGTTCTGCATGTTTGAAGAGGTGCCCTAATGCCGCTCGATCCGCTCAGCCTTGGGATTGCGGGCGTCAGCACGGCGCTAAACCTGTTCAAGGGTGCGCAGGAAAGTGCGGCCGCAAAGCAGGACTACCTGAATCAGAGCAGCTTCCAAAAGGCGACCAATCAGTTTGCCCAGTGGCAGGCCGACCAGAACCAGCGGTTCAGTGATGCGAATGCCCGGTATCAGTTCTGGGGCCAGCAGGTGCAATACCAGCAGCAGCTGGGCTACGTCCACCAGCTGCAGAGCTTCGAGCTGGCGAAGCAGATCAACCAGGCCAACGTGGTGCGCGACAGCCGGGCCGCCGCTGGCGCGGAGTTCATCGGCAATTCCCAAGCCGCCTCGGATCGGTTGCAGGAGGTGGCGATGCAGGCCGCGGTCGCCCAGCAGCAGTACGGCTGGCGGTCGTTGCAGGCCAGGGCTTCGGTGCAGGCCATGGACGCCGAGGGGCTGTCCGTCGATCGGTTGATCAACAACTACGCCCGACAGGCCGGCGACTACAACGCGATCGCGCAGATCAACGACCAGCTGCAGCGCAACCAGTTCAGCCGGGAGCAGACCGCCCTGGTGGGGCGCTACCTGAGCGAGTGGAACAGCCAGCAGTTCTACACGCCGACGACCTACATCGAGCCGATCGAGCCGTTTGCGCCGATGCCTGCACTGATGCAGCCGGCGGCCCCGTCGATGACCGGCACTGGCCCCAGCGGCGGCGCTGCTGCGCTGCGGATCGGCTCAAGCCTGCTGGGCGGGGTCAACACCTACATGGCCAGCGCGTCAGGGCTCAAGAAGGCCGCTGAGCCCAAGGGCGGCACCATCCCCACCGTTGGGATCGGCTGATGGAAACGAATCTCCCCCTTGGCCAGGTCAACCCGGAAGCCAAGCCGGTGCAGGCCTTCATCCAGCCGGCGCAGACCCAGCCGGGCGCCATTGCGGGCCCGCCGGCCATGCCCCAGCTGCAGGGGATCATCACGCTTCGAGGCCCGGAGCAGGCCAGCTACGGCGGCGTCAACCGATTCCAGGAGCTGGCGCAAGCGCTCGCGCCATTCAACGCCAACTTGACCAACACGCTCCAGGGCGCGGGCGAGCGTGCCGCCGGCTGGGCCTCGCAGCAAGGGGAAGCGCAGGTCTTCGCCAAGAACATGGCGCTGCGGGCCCTCAGCCAGGCGGATGCAACCAACGAGGCGGGCGCCTTCGATTACGCCAAGGCCAACCGCGAACTGGGCAAACGCGACCCGGAAGGCGGCATTCTGATGAACCTGCTGAACCCCTACCGGGAGATGGGGGTGCAGCGGGGGCTGGCGAAGCTGGCCGGCGCCGAGGCTGAGGCCGGGATGCTGGGGGCCTACGAGGAGATGGGGCCGACCATGTTCCTCTCGCCAGACAAGGGGCAGGCGGCCCTGGCGCAGATGAAGGCTGGCTACATCCGCAGCTTGACCGAGAAGTACGGGCTCGACACCGCATCGCCGGGTTTCCTGAATTACGCCTTGCCGAAGATCACGGCGGCGGAGGAGAAGATCGGCAACCGGGCCCGCGAAGACCGGGTGAAATACCTCGATGCCACCCTGCCGGGGGTGGCCGGGGGGCAGATCCGCAGCCTGATCATGGATGTGCAGCGGCAGGCGCTTGGCGGGGCCGCCCAGATCACGATCGGCAGTTCGGGGGTGATGCTCGACCGGAAGAGCCCCACCTTCAACGAGGACGCTCAGGCCGAGGTGATGACCCAGGCCAGCAAGATCCTGGCCTACCACTCCGGGCTGATGGGGAACGGCGGGCAGCCGCTGAAGCTGGCGGAAACGGTCTACAAGGCGCTGCGAACCGAGGCGGCCTATGGGCAGGATCCGGTGTTCAAGAACATCGTGGATCGCATCAAGGCGGGGCCCACGTATTGGGATCCGGTGGCCAAGCGACCGGTGCAGCAAACGCTCGCGCAGATGTTCCCGGAGACGGCCGCCGACACCGAGATGAAGTACGGCTGGGCGGTGCAGAAGCGCGCAGAGGAGCAGGGGGTCCAGGACTTCAGCGACATGCTGATCAACGGCGCCCCGGCTGCCGGGAAGCTGCCGGCGGTGGCAGGCATCTACCAACCCGGCAACGAGGGCCCCCTCGATCAGGCCGCCATGGCGCAGCAGGCCGAGCAGATCCTGGCGCGGTTCCGGCAGCAAAACCCCAACGCTCCGGTGGCGCCACTGCTGAAGGCGATCAACGATCAGCTGGGCCTCCAGATCGAGATCAAGGGCAAGAGCTACGCCCCGGATGCCGGCGAGGACGTGCTGGCCAAAGCCCGCGATGCCTGGGGGAGCGATTTCAACCCGGCGGCCCTGCGGCGGGAGCTGGCCGCGATGCGCGGGCAGATCAACCCGGCGAAGTTCGGGGAGACGGCATCGAAGCTCGAGTCGATCATCCGCAGCAAGGATTCCAAGGCCAGCACCCTCGCTTCCGCTGAGGTGAACCGGGCTGTGGAGGCGGCCAAGGATGCGAAACTGGCGTTCGAGTACGGCGCCGACTACAAGGAGCTTCAGCGGGCCGGCAGCATGAACGCCAGGACCGAGCGGGCCGGCAACCTGGCCGCTGCTGTTCGGAATGCGAATGCGGCTCTTTACCCGGCTGTGAACAGTGCCGTCGCCGCAGCCGCCGCGAGGAAAGGGGGACCACTGGACCCCGGAGAAACCTACGAGGTGGCCAGCAAAGCCGCCCAGGGCTACATCGACAGGGACAAAAAAGCCTTTGATCTCCTGTTTCCCGGGGGGCGCTCCGGCACCGCCTCACTGCCGGGACTCAACGCCATTGCGCCAGATCCCAACGCCCCCAAGCCCAGCGGCAAGCCGGCGGGACCTCCCGCGCCGCCGACGTGGGATACCAGGCAGCTCGATTCAATGCCCAACCGGCAGCAGCGGCTTCGCAACTACCAGAACGAGTCGATCCTGAGCAAGGATGCGGTCGGCCGCGAGCTGGTGAACGCCGCAAATGGTGGCGGCTTCTCTCCCCAGCTGAGGCGTGCCGCCGCGGATGCGCTGGCACCATCGCCGGCCGAGTTCCTGCGGGTCCAGGGGGCCCGCTACGGGATCAACGTGCCGCCGGATGCGATGAAGCGCCTGAACGATCAGAGCAGCGCCATCACAACGCCGCAGCGGCACCTGATGGCAATGGCCTCGCAAGGGCAGTCAGCGCTGAGTGGCTTTGCCGGCTGGGCCATCAATGCCGCCATGGGGGCGCAACCGGCTTCGGCTGCCGAGTGGCCACGGCTCGGCGCTCGCAGCGCGGCGCCTGGCCAGTTCACGATCTCCATGCGCTCGCGTGGTGGCGGAGGCGGCTGGGATGGCGGAACC